AGTATTGTAATAATTGAAGAAGTAAAAGACGATCTCATTCGGTAAGGTGCTGGATTGCTGCATAGTTAGCCCTTAGACGGTTTCCCGTTTTTGCTATATGCAGCATAAGAAATGTCTCGTTCGTATAAGTACGCCGTTCTTAGCTGGCCGGGCATTAACAAGTTACCCGACTTCCCGGATTTTTCGCTTACTTGTAGCTGTGCAGGCATCCCGGTTTCGTTTGCCTCTCAATATCGCACGCCCTTCGCAGTATTGAGTTGTAAGAGTGTAACCCTCTGTCTCTCCGCTATGCGGCCTACCGCCGATTACACAATGTGGAGAAAAAGAAAATCCGCAAATAGGTAGCAGCTATTTACGGATTTCTATATATAAACTCCAAATAGGATGTTTAATCAATTTATGTGGTAATACTGCTACTATTACGGATGCAAATATACTACTTAATTTACGAAGTATGCAAGAAGTTGACGATAAAAAATTGAGTGATCTCTCAAAAAGGTTTTTGCAAGCAATTTCATATTGTGGTTTGAGTGGGTATAAATTGAAGAAAGACAATATTATATCCAGTGAATCAACTCTTACCAGTATAAAAAAAGGGATTCAGTTACCAAGTAAAAAAACAATTGATGCTTTTTGTGAGAAGTATGATGTGAGCAGGGCATGGCTATATACTGGAGAAGGTTTGTTTGCAAAGACTCCATCAGGACAGATAGAACCTTCGGAGAAGGATATTAGGGATGCTCTGAAAAATGCGAGAATGCAATCAGACTCTACGATTAGTAAAGTAGCTCCTTATCTTCAAGATATTCTTGTAAAAGTAAAATATGTTCCGATAGATGCTGCGGCTTCATTTGTCGAAAGCTTATATAACACAGCTTATGAAATTGATTCTTATGGTGTCATGCCGGAAGAAGGTGAAGTGCTTGATGATTCTTATATGGTCTTTCAGGTACGTGGTGACAGCATGGAGCCAACTATACCGGACGGAGCTAAAATTCTTGCTCGCAAAATAGAAGAAGGTTTGTGGGAAAGCGCGTCAGGAGTTGTGAGTATTGTGTATGGGAAAACACTTTCAGTCAAGCGGATATTGAAAAACAGTCTTTTCTTGGATAATGTGCTGACTTTAAAGGCTGATAACCCCAAGCATGGCCAGTTAGATGTCGAGAGAAGAGAAATAAGGGGGATGTGGCAAGCATTACGCATAATAAGTCAAAAGATTATTTGATATGGAAGAAAGGGCTATTGACAGATTACGAAAATTTGCAAGGTATGCACGTGATAAGGGAGTTGTCAAAGGTGAGAACTCGTTTGAGGCTTATTGTGAATTATCAAATAGATACATTTATAATTCCATAAGGAACGGGAAGGGGGCTATTGGAACTGATATAATAGCTCGTATTGTGGATAAGTTCCCGGAATTGAATGTGAAGTGGCTTTGTACTGGCAAAGGGAATATGATTGAGACGGATATTGATGCGAATGTCAATTATAAAGCGGCTTATGAGGGTGCAATGATGCAAATAGAAGCTTTGCATAAAATTATAGAAGAAAATAAGCGGAGATGATATAAATATGATACCATTAATATATTTTTAACAAGTATTTTGCTGATTATCAGTATAATAGTAAAATGTGTTAGTTCCGTACGCACCGCCAAATAAATTGAAAAATGAAGTAAAAGTCCTGATTCTCAACGGAATCAGGACTTTTTTGTTGTTTCCAAAAAGCAGAAAAAAGCAAGGAAAAGTAACTCGAAAGTTGCTCATTTGGCTGCTTTTTTCCATAGCTTAAAAAACACACGGAACGGGCTTGGAAAAAACACACGAAACGATTTGTAATTCTTTGTTGTTCAGCGTTTTGCTGATAAGTAAGTTGTCTCTGGTTTACTAATTTTGTCGAACTAAAATTTGAAAGAATGAAACAGGGAACAATGAACATTTTATTCTTCGCTTTAAAAGCAAGAATGTTGAAAAACGGTGAAGCACCTATTTTGCTTCGGGTGACGATTGACGGACGGTGCGAAGAGATAAGAATCCAGCGCAGCGTTGATGTTAATCTATGGAACCCCTCTAAAGGACGCTGTCGTGGAAAAGACAGGGTTTCGCTGGAACTGAACCATTACATTGACAGCCTGAAAGTACGCCTTCACCAGATCCATAAGGAGCTTTTCCTGCAGGAGGCCTATATTACACCCAAGGCACTGCTGGCGAAACTTTTTGCCAAGGAGGACAAGCATACGCTCTTGAGCACAATGGAACAGTATATCGAGAATTGCAAGAGGAGGATTGATATTGACATTCGCCCGGGATCAATAAAGCGTTATATAAACTGTTTTGACGCACTGAAAATTGTAGTCAAGCAATACTATACCAAGGAGGACATTACATTCTATGAACTCACGGGTGAATTTATTGATGAGTTCGAACTGTATCTGAGAGGGGTGAAGAAGTTAAGCCAGAATACGCTGACAAAATACATGACCTGTCTCAAGAAGATAACCAATACTGCGCTCAGGAATGACTGGATGAGGAAAGACCCGTTTGTCGATAAGAAGCAGCTGTTCCGTAAAGTGGAAACCAGCCCCACTTTTTTGACACTGGATGAATTGAGGAGAATAGAGGAGAGGGAATTCTCAGTACGGCGGTTGGAACATGTCAAGGACTTTTTCTTGTTTTGCTGCTACACCGGACTGGCTTTTATTGATGCAAGCACGCTGAGTTCCGAGCACTTGTTGCGTGATAACAACAATGACTTGTGGATTCGAAAGTCCCGCGTGAAGATCACTAATACAAAAGAAACCAGCATATGCAATGTGCCTTTACTGCCACCTGCACAGGCTATATTGGAAAAATATAACTGGAGTCCCGAGAAAGGGGACGCCCCATGCCTGCCATTGCCCAGCAACCAGAAAATGAACGAGTATTTGAAGGAGGTGGCAACTCTGTGCGGTATAACAAAGAATCTGACAGTCCATGTGGCCAGGCATACATTCGCCACCACAGTGACACTCGGCAATAAGGTGTCGTTGCAAAACGTATCAAAGATGCTGGGCCATTCATCAACCAGAATGACCCAGCATTATGCCAGGGTTCTTGATCAGAATATAATGGATGATATGGAAAAAGTACGGAATAGTTTCGGGTATGACAGATATTGATTTCTACCCTATGCTTATAGGATAAAACGGGTAAGTGTTTTGCTGAATCTACGAATTGTTTGAGGTTGCAATTTTGTAACCTCTTTTTTATTTTACGATTTTTACAAGAAAGATGCTTGAAAAAATAGTCTTGCTTTGTGGAATGGAAAGACGGTTTGTTTTTCATGTTGCTTGACATTCTTTTGCAACTTATTCTCTGGTTAATGGCGCCTCAATCGAGAGCATCTCGAAAAAGTTGGGGCATACCAATCTGAACATGCCTTGACATTATGCGCGCACATTGGATATGACTGTTGTCAGGGAAGTCTTTCAGATTGAGGATAATTTCGTTATAGCGATTTAATAATTTGGAAAAGGGTAATTGGTATTTAGTTTCTAATTACCCTTTGTTTTTGTGAGAATATCATTATCCACAAAATGAATCATAATATTGCCAAAGGCACAGTGGGCACAATTAATGGGTATTATACAAGTTTTTATATACGAATTGGAGAAAGATATTTTTATATATTATATTTGCTCTACAAATAAATATAGTCGAATCTATGGAACTTTTTGAAAAAATTCTCAGTGGAAATACTCGTGGTAAATGCTATACGAATCATTTTCATATCACCTTGAATTGTGATATTAAAGAAGGACTGGAAATTTGGGAGCAAGACCAAAAGACTCTTGGAACCTTTATGCATGAGTATCTGCATTATATTCAACATTTAATAACTCTTCGAGGACTAAGTTCAGTAAACGCTTACAATAAGTATTTTTTATTATGCTTCCAAACCTTTGCAAAAAGCGAAACTATAGATATTCCACTGGATGTATTGAAAGAGAGTCCTGGATTAAAGAGCTTTGATAAAGGTTTTAAGTCTATTAAAGGAATTAATGAAAATCTTGATATAACATTTTCAGAAATAGAGATTTCACGAGCGAATATTGAAAAAGCATTAGATGAGAATACTCCGGTAAAAGTTGATGTGTATGACTATAAAGAAGATGATGCGATGACTTTTGATTTTGGTTATTATTGTATTATTGAAAGTATGGCTCACTTGTTTCAAACAATGATTGATGAAACTGCGACACATCCTAATATCCCTTATAATTCGGTTCAGCTCATTTGTTCTTTTATATATCCTGAAATTGCTGAAGACAAGAAAATGATGATTAGTTTATGTTTGTGTGCCTTGATAAGTATGAATCCTGGTGCTTATTTTTTTGAAGTCATAGAGATAGCAAAAGCAAATAGAAATTTAAGTGGTTTGCAATTATATGAATATATTCTATCAAAAAAGAAGATATTGTATAAAGGTAAGCCCATAAAGGTTAGTGAATTGACTAACCTCTATTTGACATCTCTTGAAGAAGATTTAAAGATACTAACTAATAGTGATTTACCAGTGTATCATTCTGTGATTAAGAATTGCAAATCAGAGATAAATCGTGACTCAAGTGTTTTGTTGGATATGATTTATAATGAGGATATATCAAATCCAATGATAATTAAGAAACTGATTAGTATTTACAATTATCCTTTTATAGAAGCTAATAATCTGACATTACTCAATATGATAGAAGATAATGAAGGGATAATGCGAGTTGCAAAAGACGTTGGCCGTTTAAGAGGGTTAGAACTATTGATAAAACGATTGTCACCTCCTAAAGATGAAAATACACAAGCCATAATACATAAATGTCCGCTATTTGATGAATGTAAGAATAAGTTGTATGATGAAACTGTAAAAGAGGAATTTAAACCAGAAATGGATGAAAACTGTTTAGTCAAACAATGGCTAAAGCGTGGGACAAATTGTGTAGTTGGAGAAACCTTCTATTATTTTAGACTAGATGAGAAGGATTATGTCTGTCACTAGATATAACTTTTACGGGCAAAAAATCTCCGTAACTTTAAGCTATAACAACATAGTAATAGTCATTTCAATGTTATAATTCGTTTCTATAAATTTAAAGTGCTATCGCTATGTCCCTATTT